AGAAGGATTAGATCATTACGCTCGGTGGTTAAACCGGAAGGAGAAGGAGAACCTCTGGCAGTACGGGAAACACTGCGCTCCACATGACATTCAAGTGCGAGAGTGGGCTGGTGGAGCAAAGACTAGGCTTCAATCTGCGAAGGATTTGGGAATAGACTTTGAGATCGTTCCAAATCTTTCAATTCAGGAAGGAATATCCATGACTAGGGCTCTATTCCACAAACTATGGATCGACAAGAAAAACAATACGTTTTTGCTTAAATGTATTGAAAATTACCATTTTATGTATAATGAAAGATTGAATGTGTTTTCTGATAAGCCGGTTCATGACTGGAGTTCTGATTTTATGGATGCACTTCGCTATCTAGCAGTTATGCAGACTAAGATGACACGTTCAAGAATGACTGAAGATCAAGCTGATGATCTTGAAAAACGATATTCAGCAAGGTACTAATACTCGGGAGAGGTATTAGCGTTCACCGCTCGGGAAAGGGGCGGTAAAGTTTCAGGGAAAGGGAGTGGGATGGGATTACAGTTTGATGTAATTGCTTGCGCATTGGTGCAATCTGTGGGGCTATATGAATAGCAACTCAGATAGAGGGATTATTAATGCATTCGACGAGGCTTACGTAGAAGCGTATGCTGTCTGGGATGCTTACTTCCCTCAAGCCGATAGGGACATGAAATTTTATCTTGGCGATCAATGGGACGAGACTGAGAAGAGAGCTCTATTCGCAGAAGGCCGAAACACATTCGTCTTCAATAGAATCAGACCCGTGATAAATCTTGTAACTGGGTACCAGCGCCAACACAGATTGGCCTCTATGGTTTCTCCCGTTGAAAACTCCGACCAAGAAACAGCAGATCAACTCTCAGCGTGCTTAATGCACGTCATGAACAGTGGCGATGGTTACCGTTCTATCTCTGATTGTTTTGGTGGAGCTTGTAAGACTGGGTGGAATTTAGCTTCTATCTGGATGGATTACCGAGAAGATCCTGTTAACGGAGATATTCGTTTTTCAAGAGAGCCTTGGTCTGGTTTCATCGTAGATCCTTACCTCACTAAGCTCACTAAGCTTGACTTCTCTGATTGTGCCTACATCTTGAGGCGCAAGTTCTTGGGAGTAGACGTTGTTGAATCAATGCTTCCTGATCAAGAAAAAGAAGTGCGTTCTCTGCACAAGATGGGTTGGAGCCGTGACGATAAATTCACTTGGTTGCCATATCAGCGTCAGCCAGGAGGCCAAGAGCTTATGGCCTACAATGAATACTACATGCAGAAGTGGAAGAAGCAAAAAATCCTAGTCGATATGGAGACTGGAAAGTTTACTGACTGGGAAGGCGACAACGAGTTATTCAGTGAGCTAAGAAGGCTTAACCCCAACTACAGTTTGTCTTCGAGAGAGAAGAGATATGTAGAGCGCCACATCATCGTAAATAACGAGGTCATGCGCACAGATATCAATCCTTATGGGCTTGATGAGTATCCGTTTGTTCCTTTCACAGCAATATTTGAGCCTGAAAGTGATCAGTGGGAATTGAAAGTGCAATCCTTAATCAGATGCATGATTGACCCTCAAAGGGAATCAAATCGTCGCCGTAGCCAGATGATCGACATGCTCGATAGCCAAATTAATTCAGGCTACATCGCTGACGAAGGTTCCGTTGTAAACCCACGCAGTTTATTCCAAGCTTCTCAGGGTAAAGTAATCTGGAGAAATGCTGATTCTAGGCCAGGAGCTATTGAGAAGATCCCTCCAGCACAAATTCCCCCTTCAATGTTTCAACTTCAAGCTCAGTTCGATGCTGACATCAAAGAAATCGCAGGAGTTAACGATGCTGCTTTTGGTGTTATGGAATCCGGAAATGAAAGCGGTGTGCTTACTATGCTTCGTCAAGGTGCTGCGCTAACAAACTTGCAGGACGTCTTTGACAATCTAAGATTCTCTCAGAAGTACATGTCTCAAAAAGCTCTTAAGCTTATTCAGCAGTGGACTCCTGAGAAGGTGAAGAGAATTATCAACAAGGAACCCACTCAGGAATTCTACGATAAGTCTTTCACAAAGTACGACTGTGTTGTTCATGAAGGCATCCTAACAGATACTCAGAAGCAAGTATTCTTCCGTCAGTTACTAGATCTTAAGAACCTAGGAGAACCAATTCCTCCAGGTCTCATTGCTAGAGCTGCACCTATCCAAGGTAAGTCTGAGTACTACGAGGAAATGGAGAAATTCCAGAAAGAACAAGCTGAGGCAGCAGCTAAACAGGAAGAAGTTCAACAACAACTTGTTCAGGCTCAAATGGATCTTGCCAAGTCTCAATCTCTACAACAAGTTGCGGGAGCGAAAGAACGTTTCACCCGTTCGGTTGCAAATCTTGGCCTCGAAGATGAAAGAAGTTCAGAGGCAGTACAAAACCGTACTCAAGCAGTCCTTGATCAAGTCAGGGCTATTAAAGAGCTAGATGAGATCGACATAAGAACAGCCAAAGAAGAAATAGCGTTATCAGCACTGCTCAGAGAGCAAAACAAGCAAGAAGAAGATCAACTTAAATCTGATAATGTCCAGATTTCCGCTGCTGTAGCCGGACAACCGTCTAGAGTAGCTGATAACCAACCCCAACAGGAGGTCCAAAATGAAGGACTATAACGATAAGTACATGAAAGAGATGGGAGTTAAAAGCCCTAAGCTAATGAAAAGCCACGGCAACGTTTCTTCTATCGATTCTAATGCTCAAAAATATGACATGAAAAGAATGCAATTCTTAGGCCGTGAGCTTAAGGGTTACGACAACAAAGCATACGAATACAAATACTAATCTAACCAGTCAGTAGGAGTAAATAGTGGTTCAAGAGATAGGCGAGACCGTCCAAGAGATGATGAAGGCAGACGATAAAGCAGTCACTGACATACTTAATCGCAGACCTACAGGTCACTACTGGATTGTAATCCACCACCGTCCGGCCAAAGTAAAGATGGATACAGGAGAGTACGTTCTGATCCGTTTGGTTAAAGATTATGACACAAGACCCAAGCCTTTGTTAGGCACTATCATCCTTGAGGTGAACAACGGGGACATTGTTAGTCATCAAGTAAATGTACATGACATGCCTATCGACAATGAACGTCTGGCACCACACCTGGGCTTCGAGATTAATCCCGTAGTTCAGACTGGTCGAAGAGACATTGCCGGTGCGTATGCCTATAACACAATATAGAGCCGCCATCTTAAGGGCGAAAGGAAAGACTACAAATGGATAACCCAGTAGCAGATACGGGCGAAATAGTTGCGAATGCCGCCGATTCGGGAGTTATTGTACAAGAGCAGCCTCAAGCGGAGCACGTTCCGGAAATGGTTCCGGTAACAGCCTTACAAGCAGAGAGGCGCGATCGTCAACAACTTCAGGAACAAAACAGAATGCTTCAAGATCATGTAGCTCTGATGCAAGCCAATCAAGCTCCTCCGGCTCCCAAGCCAGATGAGTATGCAGGGCTTTCAGATGACGACGTTTTGACTGTTGGAGAGGCCAAGAAGTTTCTTGGTAAAATCGAAAGCAATTACAAGACAAGTGTCGCAGAGTTAAGTGCTCAACAGAAGTATTCAGATTACAACGAAGTAGTGAGTAAATACCTACCCGATGTGATCAACAAAAACCCAGCATTGAAGACCACTCTTCAAAATGATGAAAACAGGTATGAATTAGCATATTTTCTAGCTAAAAATAGTGACTCTTATAGAGACGCTACGAATGAGGTTAAAAAGTCTACACAAGCACAACTCTTAGTTGAAAACGGTCAGAGAACCGGAAATTTATCTGCTGTTGGTAGCGCAGCACCTCAAGCTCAAGTTAGTAATATCAAAAGCATGTCTGATGATGACTTTATGAAGATGGCCAACAAAAATTTGGGGCGTTTTTAACCATCTAACCCAAGGAGATTACAGATGGCTATTACAGATGTAGCGGCTTTGCCACCAGCAGTACGCGATTACTACGATCGTCTACTTTTAATGACAGCGTATCCGCAACTTATCCACGCAAAATTTGCGCAAAAAAGAGTTCTACCAGAAAAAGAAGGTGACACTATTGTATTCCGGCGCTACGCCAGACTGTCAACAGTGCCAGTACCTTTAGTCGATGGCGTTTCCCCTCCAGGAGCAGCTCTATCAGCTACTGATATCAAAGCTCGTGTAGATTTTTATGGAAATTTCGTGACTATCACGAACCAAGTCGAGTTGACTGTTGAGGACAGAGTTCTTAACGAATCAGCACGTCTATTGGCTCAAAACCTAGGTCAAACTGTTGACGAAGTTACAAGAGATGTATTGGCTTCAACAGCTTCTACAGTTTCATGTAGCAATGGTTCAAACGGAAACACACCTACAGAGCTAACAAAAGCTGATATTGATGCAGCTGTGTTTGTTCTTCTAGGTAACGATGCAGAAATGATTAGCGAAGTTGTCGTTGGTCGTGATGCTTTCGGTACAGTACCGGTGAGACCTGCGTTTTGGGGTTACATGGATACAGCACTACTAGATGATCTAGAAGCTGTTTCTAACTTCGCAAACAGTTCTCAGTATCCTAACCAGCAGTCCGTATTGGATTCTGAGTGGGGAACTACTGGTAACGTAAGATGGCTTTACAGCAGCGTCGGAAGTGTCTCTGCTGCATCACCTGCAGTGTATGATAACTTTATCGTTGGTAAAGAGTCATATGCAGTTGTACACCTTGGAAGTGAGAGCGGTGAGTTCTACGTGGAGCCTCTTGGTTCTGCTGGTTCTGCTGATCCTTTACACCAAAGAGGAACAGTTGGTTGGCAACATCCGTTTGTCTCAAGGATTTTAAATGATTCGTTTTTATTGAACTTGCAGGCCACCCACTCATAACTACACATTAATTAGTTAGTGTGGTAGCCTTTTGGGAAACCAGGAGGTGTAATGAAAAAGTGTAGCAAATGTGGTGAACAGAAAGACGAAAACCTATTTGGAAAAGATAAACGCTTGAAGAGTGGTCTTCGGGGAGAGTGTAAGGAATGCCATTACAAAGTTTGTAATAACTGGAAGGAGAGAAATCCTGGAAAAGTAAAGGAATATCTTAAAAAAAGTTATGAAAACCATAGAGATGACATTCTGTACAAACAAAAAATTCGCGACAAGAATCGATCTTTTGAAGAGAAAGAGAGAAAGAGAGAATATTGTCGCGAATATTACCGACAGACCAAAGAGAAGCAAGCTGAAATCAGATCTAAAAAGCGGGTTTCGCGGACTGAGGAAGAACTAGATAGAGATTATCTACGCCAAAGAGAATATTATGAAAATAATAAGGAACAGATTCAATCTAGAGCAAGAGAGAGGTACAATAATCTCTCTCAAAAGCAGAAACAACAGAACACCGCTCGCACGAAAGAGTGGAGGCAACGCAATAGTGAAAAAACTAAAGCTTGGTCGGCTGTTGGAAATGCTTTGTTCAAAGGCGAACTTGAAAAACCTCCTTACTGTGAACTTTGCGGGGTGTTTGACGTGAAAATTCATGCGCACCACGAAGACTATTCTCAACCCTTGGACGTGTTATGGCTATGCCATGATTGTCACATGTCTTTGCATGCAGATAAACGAGTAGATGAATTAACATAAGTAAATAAAGGAGAACAACTTATGGCGCAGGTTAAAACCTTCACATTCACCAATGCAAACCCTGCATTGGCTAGAAATCAAGATGTGGGATTTGTTGTAGCAGAAGTTACGACAGTCGACACAACCAATGGCGGTTCCTGGTATTGGAACAACCAAATGGCAGACGCAGCATCACTAGATGTTGACTCAGGAGCATTCAGCGGAAGCAATGGTTTCACACCATTGTCCCAGAGTGCAGCATACGGATCAGCAATGTCCGCATTTACAGCAGCTAACCCTGGTGTAATTACATGTTCAGATACAGCAGTTTTCGGCTTTGCAGCTGGCGACACTGTTTCTGTTGAAGCTGTTGCTGAAAGTGGAGCTGGTGCTTCATTGAACCGTAAGACATTTACTATTGCCTCTCTAACAGCAACAACCATTACAATGGACCAAGACACATCAAGTGCTGCGGTTTACGTTAGTGGTGGTGTTGTGAGTCGTGTGAGCGATTCAGCAGGTGATGCCATTGCTTTGGAAAACAAAGCTATCCGTGGTATTACTGTTGGAACAACTCCAGTTGGAGCAGCTAGTGCAGTAATGGTAATGGTTTGTCGCGGAGACGAGTCAGTAACCTAATTAAATTTGCGAGGACTCCGGGTTTCCATTTCTGGGGTTCTCGCTTTAAAATGGAGTAAAAATGAGCAAAGAAATAGAAGCACCTAACGTCGTTAAAGAGAAAAAAAGGCGTCGTGAGGAATGGCTAGAGGAAGAAATCTTGTTCGAATTTTTCAATCTTGAAGAGCCTGGTATACCGTTGAAGTTTTCGTTTGGACCGGCTAGCAAACCTGAGAAACACCTTCTTCTTCATGGCGGAAAGTACAGAAAGAAGCGTGCTCTTCTTCAGCATCTTGAGTAACGTCAGACACCAATTTGGGGATACAAGCCAGATGGTAGGGGACAAATGCAGAAGGATCTTGAAGGGTACAAGTCTCGTTTCCAATGCAGACAAATTTTTGAGTAATTATAGGGGCTGGAAATGGCAGAGTGGAATCTAACAGAAATTATACAGAAGACGAGACAGGTTAGCGGAAGGCTTTCTACTGCTGAGTTGGACAATGATCAGGTTATTGAGTACATCAATAAGTATTTCCAGTTTGAGTTTCCAGCTGAGGTGAAGTTAAACCGGAACTTAACTTTGCATGAGTTCAATACGACTGCAAACACCCAGGAGTATGCATTTCCTCCTGACTACACAAACTTTGTTCCTGCTGCAACACTGGATAGAAGGGAGATACTTTTCTACCAGGACGAGGACAAGTTTGAGAGTGAGAATCCTCAGAATGTTCAGAGGTTTTCTACGTGGACTGGAGACGGTGTAACAACTGGTTTTTCCAATACATACACATCAAACTCTCCGATGATTCCTGGATCTGTTGTTGTTGATGATCAGACTGAGGTTTTATCTGACGATGGATCTGGTAATCTAGTTAGTGATTCTGGTGGACCGGGAGGAACTGTGGTTTACCTTACTGGAGCTATTACCTTTACATTTGCTGTAGCTCCTGCGAATGGGCAGGTCATACAGGCTAGCTTTATTCAGTATATTGCTGGTTTCCCAACGGGTGTTCTTATGTTCGACAATAAGTTCACCTTCATGCCTGTTCCGGATAGAGCCTATCGATTTAGGATTAAGGCCTGGTCTCTTTTGTATGTTCAGCCTGCTGTTGGGGCTCCACAAACGTTCTTCATTCTTTCCACAGATAAGCCTTTGCAAGAAGAGTGGGGACCGGCGATTGCATACGGTGCTGCAAGACGAATAGCTAGTGACTATGGCGAAATGGATCGTTATCAAGAAATAACCGCTCTGTACAAAGAGCAAATTAACTACATTCTTACGCGTACGCATATCGATCTTGAGTCGAGCCGTACGCTACCAATGTTTTAGGAGTATAAAAGATGACTTGGAATGCTGCATTGCCTGGTACTACAGAGAAGATTAGAAGTCTTAGTAGTGTTATTACGCCTAACTGGCAAGCTATTGAGCGTGGATCCGACCTCCCTGTTGGTGTTGGAGGGATGTTACAAATGCGTTCTGTTCAACTTAGTGACAGAAGTGCGGTTGCAGATAGTGGTGATCCTACCTCCAATGTGGGAACTCATTATCTTTACAGCAAGGAAGATGCTGGAGCAGTTCAAGAAGCCTTCATGAGGGATTCTGCTGGCCTAATTATTCAGATTACGAACGGTGGAAAGATTGGAGCGACGGATGTTAATTTTGAGATGGATTCTGTTTCATTTGATGGAACTCGGACTTATAATGAAAATAACGTCGTATCTGCATGGGGGTATGTGGCCTCCAACGCACTGTCGTATGGAAATGGAGTAGGTTCTGTTGTTAACGATAGTACAGGAAAATACACTATAAACTTTACATCGGGAAGACTCACAACAACTAATTATGCTGTTGTTGGCATGACCACTGGAATTGGAAGGGTTTCATGGGGAGCGTCTCTTGTAAAAACAACGGCCGCTTTTGCTATTGAATTAAGTAATTCTTCAGGGGCTTTAGGAGATGCTGATTTCTTTTTCCAGGTTGTAGGTGGGCAATAATAAATGACTCCGTATTCCCCATTTTTAATAGCTCCCTTCGGTACTGGACTTGACACTGACATTGCTCCTTGGCTCGCGCCTCAGGATGCTTTCAGTGATGTTGAGAACGGTCATATCCACCATGGTGTTGCTGAGAAAAGAAGTGGGTACACTAAACATGGGGATATTGTTTACCAAGACCAGACGAATTGGAAAATCACGGGAGTCACCTTCTCGTCCATTTGCGCCCTTACTCTCACCGATGTGACTGGTTTTATCATTGGAGATACGGTTGAAGTTCGAAATGTAACGGGTACGACTCAACTAAATGGTAGCCAGTATACAGTTCTCACTGTAAATGGGGCAGCTGGAGGAACAATTCAGCTTAAGGATGTAAATTCAGTTTCATTTAGCGCGTATTCTGGGGGTGGAGACGTTTACAAAATCCCTGGAACGAGAGTGATGGGTTTGCATCGTTATATCGATAGTGACAATGTAAAACATATACTCGCATTCGACCAATATAGGGCCTGTATATATAACACAACGTCCGATGCTTTTGATCCTTTAGATTCTGTAGACATAATGGATCTTAAATCATCTGGTAACACTAACAGTGACTATGTATGGGCTGATAATTGGGCCTCTACAGCATCTTCAATCGCTGCTACACAATATAGACTCTATTTTACTAACGGTTTGCCTTACGTTCCTGCATCGGTAGGTCCGACAGTTCCAGAGAAAAATGGAATTCGCTATTATGATAGTGGAACCACAACAACGATATTCCGACCTGAGATAAATACAGGAAGTGCAGTTTTCGTCGATGGGTGTAAACTCATGTTTGCCTTTAAGCAACGTCTTTTACTTCTACATACTTTTGAGGGAGCGGGTCTTGGAGCAACAACCACCTACCCTCAGCGAGCAAGGTGGTGTCAAGCTCAAGGACCGTCTATTACTGGTGCGTGGAATGATTCTGGTGCCGGTAATGGCGGATTTGTTGATGCTCCTACTGGCGATCATATTATTAGCGCAGAGTTTGTTCAAGATATTCTAATTGTTTTCTTCACCTCTAGTGTTTGGACATTAAGAGCAACAGCTGACCCAGGACTTCCTTTTAGATGGGATAAAGTTAACGATTTTAGATCGTGTGATGGGAAAATGAATGTTTCCCAATACGATCGTTTCGTTCTGAGTGCGGGAACGCGTGGGATAACAGCTACAGATGGTTCTGGAACGCAACGCATCGATGAAAGAATCGAAGACTTCGTAGGTAAAACCGTTAACAATTCACAATTTGACAAGACATTTTCTAAAAGAAGTTTTTCAAGTCGTAGATTATGGATGCTTTACCCTTCTGGAGAATCTTCCGATGCGGATCATGCTTTAATTTACGATGATGAGTCTTCTGCTTTTTCTAAATATAAAATCTCTATGAATGTCTTAGGGGATGGTGGTGCTGCAAAAGATTCTACAATTGCAGATTTTGGAGATAAGACAATTGATCAGTTCAGTGATAATACGCTCCAAGATTTCTTTTACGATGACGGCGCTGAAACACTTATAGGCGGCAATAGAAGCGGACAGATTTTCACCCTTGAGACAGGTGGAGATGATAATGAAATCATTTTTAAGGCAACAATTGCCAATGTAGACCTGTCTGTAGCAAATGTAGTTACAGTAGTGATGTCTGGTGACGTTGGATTGTCTGACGGAAATGTCATTAGCATATCTGGTATTGGTGCAACTAGCACTGTTGAGCTTAACGATAAATTCTTTATTGTAGAGGGAAAGTCAGGAAATTCATTTAACTTAGCTGGACAAGACCCTGCTGACTACACAGCCTATAATTCAGCTGTTGATAGAGGTGCGATAGGATCGACTTTGTCGGATTCAATAGAGTTTAGCCTTACATCTGCAGCGTGGAACCCTTGGATGAGCGAAGGTGCTCAATGTCAATTTGGATATATTGATCTTTTTCTTGAGACGCATATGACAACTGAATTGAAAGTTGAATTCTTCACCAACAACAGTAACTCTCCTTACTTGGAGAAGCAGTTAAACGTTCTTCCAAATTTAGTAGAACGCAGCACTATATCTAACATAACCAATGCAGATCCAGCTGTGGTAACTTCTGGAAACCATGGTCTTTCTACGAATGATTCAATCTACATCTATGGTGTAACTGGGATGGGTGGAATAAATAAAGGGCCTTATCTCATAACTGTCGTGGACGATAACACATTCACGATGGCTGTAGATACCCAGGGTTTTAATCTGTATTCTAATGGCGGTGTTATCACTGATCTTGAATTTTTCTCTTCAAAGGCATGGAAACGTGTGTATGCGGGTGGAACTGGTTATCAACACAAAATACAAATCACATCTACAGGGAAAGACAAACCTGTAAAGATACATGCGTTTATGCCCTGGTTTAAGAAACGAGGCCGTGTAATTTGACCCTCCCAACGACGTCATTACTTCCTTTACATGCGGCTGACATTAAGTCGGGCGGAGACGACTTGTACAGATACCTGAAAGAGCTAACGGCTACTCTTCAGCGTCAGTATGTGGATGTAGCTGATGCTGTAAACGGGAATATTAGAGGTTCTGTGGAACAGGGATCTAGTCGGTATCTCCCAACTGTAAGTGGTGCTGGAACTGCAGGAGATGGAACCTATGCAGCTGATGGTGTCGATCAAATTGGGTGGGTTCTTAGGCAAGGAATTCTAGTAGATGTGTGGTTCGACGTTCGCTGGACTGCTCATACTGGAACAGGAGGATTACAGCTAGATCTTCCTTATCAAGTAAGCACTAGCTCTAATAATCCTTTTATTGGAGTTGTTTCTGCAGAAAATATCACTTTTTCAGGATATTTAACAGGAAGTGCGTCTCCTGGCTCGAGAGCATTTCTAATAGAAGATAACCGAACTGGCACCACCTCTGCAGCTATAGCGGTGCCAAATGCAGATACAACTATCAGGGGTCATGTAAGATACATGGGGGTCAGCATTGAGCGATCTTAAAGAAAATGAAGAAGTAGACTTTGATAGTCTCAGATTCATAAGAGTTTTCACTCCGATGCACGTACCTAAAGAACTCATTGAGCAGGTGCGGGACAGAACCTATGAAGTAGACGACTGGTACTCTTATCAGGAGACGATTTGTACGCATCCTACGGAGAGTGGTCCACGTCTCAATCCCTTTTCATTGCTATATGTAATTGCTGATGAGGGAAATAAAGTTGTAGGTATGCTTTGGTGCGAGATATCCACTCTTGAAAAGGTGTTGGCAATTCAAACGTTTTCAATGGACAAGAAATATTGGCTAAAGGGGAAAGCGGTAAGTCTTGTTTCAAAAAAGGCGAAAGAAATTCTTAAAGAGTGTAATCTGAAGAAGATCATGTGGTGTACCGCGTATCCCCGGCATAGTCAGCGCTACAACTTTAAGCGCTCTCGCCAGGTGCTGATGGAGTGGAATCCGGAAGAAGAAAAAATTAACGAAGAAATAGAGATAGGAGATTAAAATGGGTATTATGGATTTGTTGTTTGGAAGTGCAAAACATACAGGAAATGCACCCTTGCAAACTCAGGGACAACAAGATCTCCTTTCTGGTGGGCTATCAGGGATGGGTCCGCAATTGAACTCACTGTTAATGTCTCTGCTCCAGCCAGGTGGCCAACAAGGCTACCAAGATCTTTTTCAGCAGTCCTTCATTGATCCTGCGATGAGAACGTATGAGCAGCAAGTGCTCCCAGCTATTCAACAGCGGTTTGTTGATGCGAATGCCGGTTCATCATCTGCGTTGAATCAAGCACTAGGGCAATCAGCGGCTGATTTAAGTACCATGTTAGGTTCTCAGATGGGTCAGTTCCAGCAACAGCAACAGCAAATAGATCAGAGTGGCAACATGAACGCCATTCAGGCTCTTCTTGGATTGGGGGGACAAAGATCTTTTGAGCCGATTGTTCAGAAGCAGCAAGGTATGTTAGGACCTCTAATTACGGCGGGTGCAACTCTCGCTGCCGGTCCTGGGGGTGGTATGGCTGCGAACGCATTGATGGGCGGCATGGGCGGTAACAGCTTAGGAGCGATGTAATGGCTATAGTAATTGAAGATCTTTCAGGTCTAGGAAGAGGAATTGAGTTAGGAGCTGGCGCATTAGCTGGTGCTCTTGAGAAGCGTCGTGTAGCCCGCAGTGAGGAAAAACAGCGCAGTATTTTATCATCGGCTATTGAAAGAGCTGACCTAACCACTCCTGAAGGACATGTTCAATTTACTCAGGAAGCTCTTAATGCTGGAATAGAACCAAGCGTTTTAACTCAAGTTCTTAAGCCATATCAGCCCATGCTAAAAGAAACAGCGAAAGTTACTGCCGCTAGCGAGAGCTTGGATGAAATTTTGGGGCCTAAAAGAAAAACTGTTGATGAACCATCTTTAGCTCCTACCGAAAGGCCGGTTGACGTCATTAGTGAAGTGTCTGAAGAAGAAACAGTAGAGGTTGAAAAACCTAGAGAACCTGGAATGAACCCAGTAGATCCAGAACCTTTGTTTGGAGAAACATTAAAAAGTAAATCTATTCAATTGGGTGACGGAAGAGAGATAAATGAGGAGCAAGTAAACGCTTTAATCGCATCTCCTTACGAAAGCCACAGACGTTTAGGAGAAAGCGCCCAGAAACAATTTATTGCTGAAGCTGATCGAGAATATAAAGAGAATTCTCAGATTAGAAAAGAAAATAGAGCTCGTATCAGAAAATTTTCAGAGCCTTATGACGATATCGGAAAGATAAAAAATGATGTTATGCGATTAGAGCAGGTAGTCGATCTGATCGAAACCGATCAGGTGAGTCTTGATGACGCAGCGTGGCGCACTGTTATTTCCACACTTTTAGAAGATAAAGGACAGTATGGTTTAGGTGAGCTTTTCCAAACAGAAGCGCAAAAGAAAATTTACTCTCTTTTACGCCCTTTCTTTGGTTCTAAAGAACTAGGGGGAAGCAACCCTTCTACAAGAGAAGTTCTTCTTAGCTTGGCGGCTCTTCCATCGAAGCTTAAAGGAAAGGACGCGAACACCTATGTAGGACAGTTACTTCTTGGAGAGGCGCAAATAGCCTTGTCCACAGCCAAAGAAGTTTCAAGACTTCAGGAAAGGCCAATGTCTTGGTCAAAATTCCAAAAAGAACTTCAAAGTAGTACGGATTCTTTTCGCAAAGAGAAAGGTAAAGAGTTACTCGGCCTTCAGCGTATGCAGCTAGCAAAAAAGATTACAAAAAATCAGAAACCCAAAAGGGGACATGTATTTATGCTAACTCCTAGTGGTAGCGTAGAAAACGTCTTGAGCTCTGACGTAAAAAAAGCAAAGGCTTCCGGGGGGAGGATTATCAATGGAAAGTAGTTCTACTTTAGACAGTACTTTATCGGGTGGTTACGAGTGGGGAAAAGAGGGTTCTGAATTAGAAGGTTTTAGTTCACAACTTCCTCCTGAAAAGAAGAAAAAGAAGGAAAAAGCTGTAAAAGGTGGTTACGAGTGGGGAAAAGAGGGAAAAGAGGTGGTAGAAGAAAGTCTTCTTAAATCAACTTTCCGTTGGTTATACCAGCCATTGTCTGGATATATGCACCTTACTCCACCCGCAATGTTAGCTGATTTATGGAAAGAATGGGGTACAGCAGAAGCTCTCAACGAGTTAGATTACTTAGAAGAAAATATACCACGACTAAAAAAGCTGTTTCCTGATGCTCCGTGGCCTGATGATTTTAAAATTGATCGCGAAAAGTATATGAACGTTGTAGAGGGCATGGCTAACGTTTCTCCTACAGTTAGTAATTTAGAAAGTGGAATTGAGGAAGCGACAGGAATTCCTTTAGAAGCTAGAACGCGCGGACAGCGTCTAGCAAAACTTGCTGGTTCTGGTTTTAAACTTTCTCCTAAGGGGATTTCGGGAGGTGTAGCTGCTGCGGCCACAGCCCCAGCGGTTTCAGCTGGTCTTGAAAAGGCTGGGCTTCCTGAATCTGTTGCCGACCTTGCTGGGTTAGGAGCGGGTTTTGGAGCGGGTTATCCTGGTGGTAAGGTTATTGGTAAGGGTGCAGAAGGTCTTCAAAAAATGGCTTCGAGAGGCGGCTCGGAAGCTTTAGAAGCTGCTACCGTTGGAAAAGGTTTGCCTCCAACTAAATTCGGAACATCTTCAGAAATACTAGAAACCATTTCTGGAGAAGAGCGAGAGGCTCTTGATAAAATTTTAGGTTCAAGTCCCAAAGACCCTTTAGGGGGAATCCGACCTGGTGCTATTCCTAAGGCGTCTTCTAAACAACTTCCTTCTGTATCAGCAGGGGGGGAAGAGTTGGGAATAAGGGTTCCTAAATCACCTCAAGGAGCAAGTCCCGCAAATCTTAGAAATCAATTGGGTTCTAGGGTAAGTGAGGGGGAGATTTACAACCGTCAGCAAGCAGGAAAATCTCTACAGAAGACAATCAGAAGGTTGGATTCTGAAGAGTACAGCCGTGTTAATGAATTGTATGATGTTTCTAGAGAACTTAACCAAAGCGTAAATGAAATTCATCCTGATTTGGTTTCTAAGTTAATAGACAGCGCGGTAGAGATTGAGTCAATCCCCCATCCTTCAAGCGTTCAAGCCCAGCATCTTGGATCATTAAAAAAGATTATCAACTCAATGGCTGACGTAAAAAATGGAGTTGTTACCGGGTACAAGCCTATAAACAACCAGGTTCTCATAGACCAAATGCAAAGTTTGAGACAAATGGTAGATTTCGATTTTGCTCATGGGAATCCTAAAAATGTATTCAAACCCACGATCAATGCTATTGAAGATAGTCTCGTTAATGTTTCGCAGCAAACAGGAAATGTAGAAGCAGCTGAAGCTATAATGGACGCTAAAGAAGCTTACAGAGATTGGTCAATCAAGTTTAAAAATGATTACATTAATCCTTACAGAGATCTTTCAAATAGAGATAGCGCTAAGCTTTTTGACAAAGTGACAGATGTAGACAATTTTAATGTTATGCGTGATTTGATAGGAGACACTTCCGACGGGGCAGAAATTATCAAAGCTACTCAACGCGAAATAGCTGAAAAGCAAATGTCTAAGTTTACTAAAGATCCAAGAAACATAAACAGCTCTGAGTTAGATAGGGCCTACAGAGAACTTG